CTTTGACTGCCCAATTGAATGGAATTTGTGGTGCGCTTAATATGCGTTGCTATTTTTACGCTCACCACTCCTTTGATAACTTTGAGGAAAGAAAACGATTCCGTGATTACGTTGCTTTGATGACTTATGGCGACGATAATATCGGAACAAAGAAAAAGGAATTGGACAACTTTACCATTAAAGGTTTCTCTGAATTTCTTGCTGAGTATGGTCAGATATACACCATGCCAGATAAGGAAAGTGAATTACTAGATTACTTGCCCGCTGAAGATTTTGAATTTTTAAAGCGGAAAAGTGTCTTTATTCCAGAGATAGGGTGCCACGTGGGCGCTCTAGTTGACAAATCCTGTGAAAAGATGCTACATTGTTTCATGCGTGGAAAAGGTGCCCCTTTGACGGAGGAGCATGCTTGTGGCATTAATATTGATACTGCTCTTCGTGAGTGGTTTAATCATGGACGCGATGTCTATGAAAAACGTCGCGCTCAATTGCAAGAAATAGCAAAAAGAGCAAACATTTCACATTTGTGCACTGAACTAGATCGTGACTTTGACGAGAGGGTGCAAATTTGGAAGGAGAACTACGAGTAATCGTAGTTACAGGGCCATCACATACCCTTAAAAATGTGGGCCCAGTTTGAATCTGGGTGTTGGAACAAATCAAAATTCGAATACATATATGGATACCAATAAATTGCATGTTTTGTAGATGTTTTTATGTTATATATTAGGCTTTGTGTATTTGGACGACGTTCCCTATTTAGGGATGGCCTGGTCCACCAATGTAAATATCACCGCACGGATGGCTGATTCACCAACCGATGTTGTAAATAAATGAATTTCTAACCAAAATAACCAAAATAAATTAGTAAGTCTTCCAGGGGACTTAAAACCCTGTACCAATGAAAGCTTGTTTGACGCTGAAACAAGCACTGTCGGAGACAGTGCGTCAACACACCGCCCCTTTGAGGAATCCCCACGTCAGGGCTCCTTGACGTTTTTGTATTTGAAGTCTCTTGAGTACTATTGTAAGAGTTTACTTCGAATGCCAGTTGGAGAATTTTTAAATCTAGCTGAAACTCAAACAAAGGATGATGAATATGAAATGCAGTGTGGTTTGATCCATGAGTATAATCGTTTGAATGAAGATTCTAAAGTTTTCTTGGAAATGCCTCTTG